AATGTACTCCATATGATTTAGAAGGTACAGATAAAGGTGGTTTAACAAACATCGGTAACCGTAAATTTACTTTCGCAGTATTTGGTGGTTTCGATGGTTGGGATATCTATAGAACAGTTAGAACTAACGGAGACGCTTACATTTTTGGAAAACCAACATATGTAAGTAACCACACAACAAATGGTGGTGTTTTCAGTAATACTGTAGGTAACTCAGATTACTATTCATACTTACAAGGTATCAATACATTCTCAAATCCTGAGGCGGTTGATATTAACGTATTTGCAACACCTGGTATCGATTTCCATAATCATTCATCTTTAGTAACTCAAGCAATCGATATGGTTGAGAACGACAGAGCGGATTCATTATATATCATTAACTCACCAAACGTAACAACTGCGGATGAAATTATTGATGATTTAGATTTAGCTGGTTTAGATACTAACTACTCAGCAACATATTGGCCTTGGATTCAAGTTAAGGACGGTGACAACGGAACTCAATTATATATCCCACCAACAGGTGAGGTTGTTAAGAACATCGCGTTGACTGATAACGTTTCTTATCCTTGGTTCGCAGTCGCTGGTTACTCAAGAGGTTTAGTAAATGCAATTAAAGCATACAAAAAACTAACACTTGACGAAAGAGATGACTTATATAAGGCAAGAATCAACCCAATTGCAACATTCTCAGATACTGGTACCATTATTTGGGGCAACAAGACGTTACAAGTTAGAGAATCTGCACTTGATAGAATCAACGTAAGAAGATTATTATTAAGAGCTAGAAAATTAATTTCAGCTGTTGCGGTTAGATTGTTATTTGAACAAAATGACGAACAAGTAAGAAATGAATTCTTGAGATTAGTTAATCCAATTTTGGAATCAATTAAAAAAGAAAGAGGTTTATACGATTTCCGTGTAGCAGTATCAAATGATCCAGAAGATATTGATGCAAATACACTTAGAGGTAAAATCTACATCAAACCTACTCGTTCTCTTGAATTTATTGATGTTGAGTTCATCATTACTCCAACAGGGGCATCATTCGAGAACATCTAAACACATATGTAATAAAAAAGAAAGGGTCCCGAAAGGGACCTTTTTCTGTTTATAGAGACACCTTTTAGAGGTGGACTAGCCTGTTCCACATGGAACCATTTTTTATAATAATTATATTTTTATACCCAACCCAGTATTCTAGAACTAGTTATGCTAGTATTTATATATTAATAAAGAAATATTCTAGAACTGGATACTGGGACTAGTAAAAAACTAACATTTTTTTTTGACAAAAACAAGTATTACCTGAAAATTTCTTAAAATAAAATATTTCTTGAATTGAATATATTTATAGGAATAAGAATAACTAAAAACTTAACAAATACAAAATGGCAGATTTATTAATGAAAATGCCGGTTCCTTATGAGCCGAAAAGACAAAACCGATTTATCGTAAGATTCCCATCATCATTGGGTATCAACGAATGGTATGTAACATCAGCTGCTAGACCAGCTGCGAAAATTAATTCAGTAGCAATTCCTTTCTTAAACACTTCAACATATGTAGCGGGTAGATTTGAATGGCAAGAATTGAGAGTAACATTTAAAGACCCAATTGGACCTTCAGCGTCTCAAGCGTTAATGGAGTGGTTCCGTTTACATGCAGAATCAGTAACAGGTAGAATGGGTTATGCTGCTGGTTACAAAAAAGATATTGAATTAGAAATGTTAGACCCAACAGGAGTTGTGGTTGAAAAATGGATATTACAAGGTACATTCATTACCGATTTAAACTTTGGTGAATTAGATTATTCTAGAGATGAGATTGCAACAATCACTTGTTCTTTAAGAATGGATAGATGTATTCAAGTATACTAAAATAATAAAAAATCTGTCAAGAAGGTATCCCAAAAGGATACCTTTTTTATTTAAAAACTTTACAATTGAATAATTATTTAATATATTTCAAGTATGGAACAATTTGTAGTAGACCCAACAATTGCGTATGATGTAGTAGAATTACCTAGTAAAGGAATTTATTACTCAAATCAAAAAAAATCAGTTAGAGTCGCATATCTAACAGCGGCAGATGAAAACATCTTAGCGGCACAAAACTTAATTCAAAGTAACACAGTAGTTGATGAATTACTAAAACGTAAAGTTTTGGATAAGGATATTAATGTAGACGAATTAGTTGATGAAGATAGACAAGCGATTTTGATATTTTTAAGAAACACCGCATTTGGTTCCGAATTCAATGTTTATGTAACTGATCCAAAAACAAATGAACAATTTACAACTAAAGTAGATTTAAGTGAATTAACAATCAAAGACTTCAATTTAACACCAAATGAAAATGGTGAGTTCCAATACTATATGGAGAAATCCAAAGTAGATATTACTTTTAAATTTTTAACAAAAAAACAACAAAAGGATTTAGATGAAATCGAAAAAAGTTGGAATGGTAATGGTGTTGCACCAATTGTAACCAAAGAACTTGAAATGATGATTAAATCTGTTGCAGGTAACAAAGAAATGATGAACATACATAATTTTGTTCAAAATCTACCAATTAAAGACTCTCAAGATTTTAGAAAATTCGTCAAAGAAAACAAACCATCATTAGACCTTAAAAAAACTGTAAAATCCCCGTCAGGAGAGTCCGTACAAATTGAGATAGGATTCGGGGTCGAGTTTTTTCGCCCTTTCTACGGATTATAGTAAAACACAACTAGACGAAATTTTATATCTAGTTAAAAGAGGATTCTCATATAGAGATATTCTTAATATGCCTATTTATATTAGAAGATATTATATCAACTACATGATTGAGTTGGAAAATAGTAATTAAATCTATTTATAAGTAAAAACAAATAATGGCACTAATTGATGAAGTCGGTAAATTACGAAAAGGTTTAACATCAGACCAATTTAAAGTTGCATTTGCAAAAATACCGGAAGTAGAAAAAAATCCGACATTATTAGGTAGTGTTGACACATATTGGAATTATTATAACACAGACCTATCAGAGGTTAAGAAAAAAACGGGTAGTGGTTCAGGTATAGGTTCCGCACTTGGAGGTGTAAGTGTGGGTGGAATACAAGATTTCAAACAAAGTAACGTTTCTGCATTGGTAACACCTAAAGATGTTGAAGACTATGCAGTTAAATTAGGTTCTGCGTTTTTTGGTAAACAAGGTGGATTTTTGGAAGGTATTAAAACTACATTTAGTACCATATTCACTACATTAATTAATAATGGTGTTGATATTTTAACCAAAGAAGTTGAATTAAGAAACAAATTAAATTCACAAATAGGTATTGCTGGTGAATTATCTAAAGGTTATAGAGATAATATTATAGGTGCATCAGACGCCGCCGCGGGTATGGGTTATTCCATGGATGATGTAATGGAAACCGCAATATCAGCAACTGAAGCAACAGGAAGATTTTATACGTTGAGCGAAAAAGTTATGGAGGACATGTCCGTAACATCGAGAGCGTTTATTGGTGACATGAGAGATATGGGACCAATATTAAAACAATTTGGTGATATTGGTGTCGGGGCTGAAAAAACATTACAAAATATAAATGAAGCTGGTAAATCCGCATTAACCTTAGGTTTAAATACAAGAACAACCACCGCGGAATTACAAAAAAATATAGGTAAAATAAACGAATATGGTTTCCAAAACGGAGTTCAGGGATTGGCGTCTATGGTTCGTAAGGCGACTGAATTTAGAATGAGTATGGAGTCTGCATTTACTGTTGCGGATAAAGTATTAAGTCCTGAAGGTGCAATTGATTTGGCTGCAAATTTACAGGTGTTAGGTGGTGCGGTTGGTTCATTAGGTGATCCGTTCCAAATGATGTATATGGCAACAAATAATGTTGAGGGATTGCAAGATGCTTTAATTGGTGCGGCGAGTTCACTTGCGACATATAATACTGAACAAGGAAGATTTGAAATTACGGGTGTAAATCTGAGAAGAGCAAAACAAATGGCGTCAGATTTAGGTATTAGTTATCAAGAATTATCTAAAGGTGCAATTGCAGCCGCAGAAAGAAGTTCAGCCGCTGCTGATTTAATGACCGCAGGATTGAAGGTTGATGATAAACAACAAGAATTTATTACCAATTTAGCTAGAATGGGTTCAGGTGGTAAAATGGTAATTGATGTACCACCTTCATTAGCTAAAAAATTGGGCGTTGATCAACAATTGGCATTAGATAGTTTAGATCAAACTACTGCAGATGCCATCTTAGAAAACCAAAAAGCGTTTGAAAAGATGGACACTAAAGACATTGCATTAGAACAATTTACCGAAACACAAAAAATGGCATTAAATGTTTCTGAGATTGCACAAATGTTAAAAGTACAATTTGCTCAGACATATGGAGGATACATTTCAAAAATTGACGAATACGTTAAAAAGGGTAATGATATACTTGAAGGTTTAAAAGGTAAACCTGAAACAGAAGAAGGTAAGGCGGTACAAAGTGCGTTAAACAAAATAAAGGCACAAAACATTAGTACCGCGGCCGAAGAAGGTAAAAGAATGGTGAGTAAAATTGAAAACCCAATAAAGGTAGACAATAAACAGAAAGAAAAAGAGACTACTAAAACACCTGAAAATACACCAATTTCTGTTGCAGACATGGAAAGAATCATGAATAATGTTGCATATAGAAATGAGAAAGCAATTAAAGAAAACAAATCAGACACTAAAGTCGATGTTAATTCTGCAGATTCAAGGGATTATGTTTATATCGACATCAAATAACTAATATATTTTTATAAGTTATCTATTTATAGATAAAAGAACATAATGCCGACATACTTAGATTTTGATTCAACCAAAAGATTTAGAGATTACGTCATTGGTAAAACTTTGAACCAACCAAATGGTCCCCAAACTTTTACTAATGGTAATTACCCTATTCAAAATTTAAGTGATACCGCCAATTTAGACCCAGGTACTTTAGACGATAACAGAACACAAATGTTATCATATCCACAAAATAGTAATGTATTTAAACCCGTAACGTTCAATGTTACCGAAAATATCGATACGTTACCAAGAAGGGCGAATTTAAGTTTATATCCATATTTTGAAAATCAAAATCATACATTAATTAGTGTTTTTAATCAGAAAAATTTAGATTCTGAATCTGAATTAATGAGGTTTGCAGGTACATTTTTAATGTCAAATAATGGTCCCGTTTATTCAAGAATATCACAAAATATCGAGAGAGAAACAAATGGTAGAGTTAGATTAATTGATGCATTAAATGGAAACATTGCGACCGCTTCTAATATTATAACAGGTAGAGAACCATTAGTTGCACCAAATTATCATATAACTGTTGCAAAGACATTACCGGGTAAAGTAATTGACTTTGTACAGGTGGCGTCAGGTGTTGAATTCCCATGGTCAGAAATACCGGGAGATTACTTAACTGACCCAAAAAATCCAATTAATGTTAGACCGACACCAAAAAGTGAATTAGGTAAAGTATTTCAAGATGTTACGGGTGTTCTTGGTTCATTATTAGGGATACAAAGAAGACCAAAACTATCAAGAAAACCATCTGACCTTTTAATTGAATATATGGGTGATGGTCAAAAAAATGCGTTATATGATTTATTAACATATTCAAAATATGCACCAAATTACACAACAACCGCTAGGTCACAAAATTCATCAAAAATTTTCAATTTTGTTGATAATGTTGCACAAGGTGTAAAAAATTTGTTGGGTACGGAGGCACCAAATGGTGTTGCATACATTGGTGACGATAGAGGTGAAGATGTAAAATATGCAATGAATGACTTCAACGATAGACCCGTTAGAAGTAACTACTATTTAAGTTTAATGTTTGACCCCGTTCAGGCACAATTATTCCAAAGAAAGAAAAATTATTCTGAAGGTGGAGGTGTTGGTGGTAAATTAACTTGGATTAGTAGAAATTCAAGAAACGAATTAGGTAAAAACAATCAAGAATGGGATAGTGAAAAATCACAATTAGAGGAATCACTATCAACAGCGTATCAATTTAGAGAAGACTCAATATTAGGATATACACAAGAGATATTAGATTCTATGCCGACTAACGGTGGAGAAGCTCGTTCACACGTTGGTAATGTAATTGACCAAACAAGTAGAATCTTTAGAGAAGGTGATACTATGTTAAGTAGAGGTTCAGCGGTTAAATACGTTGACCAATATGGTGGTGAAACGGGTGTTGAGTATTGTAGGGTTTGGACAAAAGATAGATCATATTTGAATTATTCTGACACAATGAAGAGACAACAGAATGTTAGAAAATATGATGATAGTATATTAGATAAACCATGGAATCTTAATATTGCACCAATGTCTAATGGTGGTAGAGATTTTAGTGGTTCAACAAACATATTACCAAAAGGAGATGGTTTTTATGCTAAAAAATACATGTTCTCAATTGAAAACTTAGCATGGAAATCTTCAAACACACCAGGGTTTACTGTTAACGATTTACCATATTGTGAAAGAGGTAACAATGGAGGTAGAGTTATGTGGTTCCCACCATATGATTTAAAAGTTAGTGAACAAAATAGTGCGAGATGGGAATCTAATTCATTCTTAGGTAGACCCGAACCAATTTATACATATCAAAATACTGAAAGAAGTGGACAAGTTTCATTTAAAGTTATTGTTGATCACCCAAGTATATTGAATCTATTGGTTAGAGAACATTTTAAAGGAATGACTGACGATGAAGTTGAAAACTACATTAGTGCATTCTTTGCGGGATGTGAAGAAATTGATTTCTACGATTTAATCAGAAGATATTCAACAATTACATCAGAAGATGCAAAACTTATTACAGATTTCTTGAATAGAAAAACTGATAAAGAAACAATTACAAAATATAAATCAGTTACAACAACTGACCCTGTTAAAAAGGAACCGGAAGTTAATAAAGATTTAACAGAAAAGGTAGACGGTAAATTAATATCTTTAAATTTTGCCAATGATTGGCCGAAAACAAATTTAGGTGAATATAAATCTGAAAAGTATAGTGAAATATACAACCAAAAAACTGGTTCATCAAAATGGATTGAAGATACTAAAGAAAATTTAAAAGGTGTTTTAGGGGACATTCTTACTGGTACAACGACATATAAAACAGCAAACGCTATACATGATAAAAAGGTATTATACGGAAAAGACATACCTGTTACGGAGGCATTAACGTATAGTGGAAAAACTATTGCAGATTTAGATAAAGAAATTAGTGAAGCACAATCAGGTTTTACTGAGTTTAATACACAATTAACAACACTAAAATCAGATATTGAAAAAGGAATTGTTAATGAAATAAATGTTGGTATTTTGGCGT